TTACGCTGCTGTAAATGCAATTGCATTCATGTAAATTTTACCCGATGCTATACCCAATTTAGACACGGTCATAAGACCATGACTTCCTGAGGATATGGAAACATCGTCTGTAAATGCAATGTAATCGATACCCTCTGTTGTTGATTTTAAGACTTTTACATCAGTACCTGATGCTAGGAGTGGTATGACGACTTGACCACCTACGGGTAAATTACTTATAGCAAGTTTATCAATATCTGCGGTTACGGTGACGAGTTCGGCTGCCCCGTAACTTTTATTTAACGCATCTATGGTTATTTTCGTCGTTGACTGATCATACGTAGCTGTTATTTTTGTATTCGTGAGTTGGAGGTTTTGTGATGTGACGTTCCCTGTTATTGTTGCATCTACACCTACTAATATATGCCCGTCTGCATTTACATTTGATCCGATACTGATACTTTTTGACGTCGTAAAGTTATTTTCACCGTACGAAGCGTGTGGTCCTGTAAACTGGATAACGTTTGATGTAATAACATTTGCCCCTGCACTTCCTGAACACACATCGTCCAAATCGAACGGTGATGCTGCGACGTGTAAACCACCGATCGTAATATTAGTAGCGGATACGTTACCTGTAACCGTGAGTACGTTAGACCCGTACGTGTTCATGGTAAGGTTTGATTCACCTGTAGGCCCCGCCCACGCGGTTTTACCTATACTGACGTTCGCATGTATACCTGTACCTTCCTCGTGTGTAAATTCCATGGTCGAACCACCTTGTCCCCCTGAATCGAAAATCTCACCTGTATCTGTATTAATCGATAAAACGTTCATTGATGATGTTCCTCCACCTTGTACTTCTGGTGAAAGTATTATTGCATTGTTTATGAAAAGATTACTCGTGCTGCCTGCGCCAGTGATATGAATATCATTCGCAAATTTAAGTTTTTTATCAGCTGCGATTGAAATATCACCCAAGGATGATAAACTCGTACCCGTGTTTTGAAATGTGATTGATTCGTCAGTCGTTGCGCCACCCTCTGTAATAGCCTGTAAGTTTGAAGAAACGTCCGCCCATTGAACTGAATTAGTTGTACTTTTAAGAAACTTACCATCACTTACAGGTAATTTTGTTAATACTGGTGTTGAATCATTGCTTGCGAAGAGTATATCACCCGCCGCGTACGTATCAATATTCGTACCACCACGTACAACACTAACCTTACCGGTATTATTAGTGTCACCTAAATTTAAGTGTGTTATATTAGCACCATTACCCTTGAGTGTCGCAGCGTCTACCATACCCGTCGTTGTGACGTTACCCGCTAATACGTTACCATCATTAACTGAAAATTCTATTATATCATCCATGAGAGAAATAGATGTACTACTTGGATCGCTGTGTGTATACCCGATTTGGTATTTTCCACCCATGTACCCCGAAAAAACGTTTGCGGATGGGCGCGTTAAGACCATACCTAAATGTGTTTCATTACTCGAGTTATTGTTACCTACTTCGATTATTGGGTCGGTAACGTTATATTTTTGTAAACCTAAGTGAGTTACTTCACCGTTAGTTATGAGATTACCCGAAATGGTAAGGTTGGATGATATTGTCATGAGATTGGTTCCATCGAACGTGATTTTACCTGTCGTTTGTATTTGTTTAGAACTATCCATATACGGAATACCATCCGCAGTAAGTTCTGAGTAAACTGGGTTTCCGGCTATTGTTGTTGGTGTTATTGTTGATGTCCATTCAGGTATACCATCGGTTAAAGATACTTGTAAAATTGTATTAGCAGATCCTACAGAGAGATTTGATAACGTATTATTAGTATCATGATTAGCGTATAAAATATCACCTTTCTCGTATTCTATTAGACCAGTACCACCTTTAGTTTCGGGTACGATTGGTAAAACACTTGGTGAGAGATTACTACTGTTAATTTGTACTACATTAGAGGCGTTAATACTACTAATTTTCGAACCATCACCAGTAAAAATACCACTGAATTTAGTAGATGATAAAGTTCCTGTACTTGCGTTGTACTTTAAAGCATCGGCATCTGAATATATAGCAGCACTACCCGTCGCAGCACTCATGAACGGAACTGGTGAATCAGAATCTGCTGTTGAATCTGCGGCTGTAATTTTAGCCGCTACGTTTTCAGCCCATGCGGGTATATTATTATCCCCGAGTTTAAGATACTTATTAACATCTCCAGAAGCGGGTTCGAGTTTTGTGAGTGCATAATCAGAAGAACCGTAAAGTAATGTACCTGGTGCGTAAGCAGAATGACCTGTACCACCATAGGTATTTGCAATAGGTGTTGATGTAGTAATTGTACTCGCTGAAATTGTATTAGCCCCCTCAATTTTACCGTATATCGCACTAGAACTATTTCTTACAAATATATGACCACCAACATCGACGTTACTCAATGTATAAATACCCGTGTGTGCGTTTGAAAACCGAACCGTATTGGATGTAACGTTACCTTGGTTTACAATATTCTCCATTGTAAGGTTCGAAAGGTAATACGAATCGCCTCGGTAATTTAGTGCGTTTACGTTACCGACCGTATCTAATGCGTATATCGAACCCGTGGGTACATTCATTTGAACTTGACCTTGAGTACCTATACTTATAGCGTGTGCGGGTGCGGTGTTTGCTATACCTATATAATTACTAATCGTTGATTCACTACTATGTATTCTTCCCGAAACCAGGATTTTTTCCGTCTCATCATCTTGTATTAACACTTTATTGGTTGTAGTTTTATATTTACTTGCATTAACATTACCTACAACAGTAATTCGGTCAATGCTATTTGTATTGTGTATAAAAACCTTATCGGCTACAGATATAGCATGCGTAGGCGCCGTGTTTTGAAACCCTATAAATTTATCTGTTGTATTACCATTTTCGGTAGCTGATTGTAAAGTAACACCGCCTAAAAGTGTCGTTGGAACACTCGAATCAACAACTTCTTTTGTGGACGCTGAGTAACCTATAAGGTTAGAACCCGCTATTTCCGCTACCCTTAAAGGTGCCATATACATAGACCCAGAATTCGTCGCAGCAATTGCAGTATTCGAAGCATTGAAAACTATGGTATTTTCAGCTTGACTATCTGAAACGTGTTTACCAAACCGGATTTTGGTAGACCGTTCGATGGTAGGTATGTTTTTAACCATATTAATATAAGTATGTATTTTAATTTGCATAAGATAAACCGGCCATACCATTTTCGATCCTGAGAATATTATAGTTTACGGCATATATAGGGTCTGTTATATTTACACTTTCACTGTGTATCTTTGCTGAGTCTAATCGGCTAAAGTTGAGCGTTCCTGTCGGCTGGAGTGAACTCGTTGAAAGACAAAAACAGTATAAAAAGAAATCGGGGGATGTTACAAATTGGGTATGGTAATAGTTTGGAATTTCCATGAAGTGTGGTTTTCCGAATCTGAAATTACTTAAATCGAGTCCGTTAATTTCGATTTTAACTTTATTGTTTGGAGACGTCAATGCCCCTTCGACTGACGTATCGGAACACGCGATGTACTTTATGGGATGGTTAAATGTAAGTTCTTGGGCGAGTCCGTTTGATGGTATACTTTTTTGAACTTGGGTAATGAGAAGGTTATGGTTCCTCGAAACCATGTTCCCACGTTCCTCGTTATCGAGGAAATAGTAGTTCGAAAAACACTCGAAATTATAATTAGCTGCACTTGCACCCCAGTGAATACGTATTTCGACTTCGTGGTATTGTAAAGCGACGAGTGGTAAGGCACACTGTGGACCTTCACAAAAGAAGAAACGTAAGGGGTAAAAGTATGAACGTGCACTTACCCCTGGGTGTGTACCGTTAGAGCTTTTCGAGACGTTTGTTGCAAACGTATCAATGGCAATTTTTTCTGTAAACGCGGCGTCTTGCGTGTCTATTAACTGACCTCCTATGAGGAGTTCGACGTTATCGATAAGTTCGGTCCAATCTTGGTGATCGAGCGCCTTCGTATTATTATCGATCGTGAGATACGTGTATCCGAGTAAATCACCCGATCGTGGGAATTTTACTGATGACATTGAATTATTTTTCACAGCTCCCTGTATCGTTTGCTTTTCGACGGATTGTGAAAAATTAGAGTGTCTTTTAAAAGTTGAGTTAAAGAATGATATTTCCGGGTTACCCATAATGTGTTCGTCTTGAGCACCAATAGCTATGAGTTGAACAATACCAGAAGACATTTATATTAATAAGAGGTTTAAATTATACGTACGAGACGCCCTGAAATAATTAGTAGGGCAAATTTCTTTTTTTGCAAACGAATCTAAAAACGAAAATTGAATCTGCACTACTATCAATTACGGAACTTTCAGCGTTTCCGCTTCTAAGAGTTATTGTTAACCTATCGAGTTTACGTATAGGATTAATGTACTGTTGCATTACGGGATACTCATTTTTAAAGACTAAGTGGGTAGTATCATAATCACCTGTTTTAACGAGTGTTCCGAAGTTTTTATTTAATACTGAAAAATTAGATTGTCCATTAACAACATTGGATGTACGCTGTGTAAAAATCGTATCGAGTTCATCGATTGATATATGGCACACACGTTCAGCGGATGCGAGCCTTATATTTGCAGTTATTAATTGTGCTTGAACTATATTTTTAAGCGGTGTTTGTAGATAAACTGAAAAGGCGTCATTATTTGTAGCTGTACCATCAAAACTATCGACGATAACCGTGTGATACTCGTGTTCGAAATCGGGTAAAGTGGATTGACTAGTCACTAAAGCCATTTATATATACTGGAGATTTTACTTCATCTTGTACCCCGCTTGCGCCGAGACCAACTTTTGGCCGCCGCAAACACCACCTCGGCTATCCGAGTAGTACGAATCCTGGAGACATTCTTCCGTGGATGGGAGGTCGAAGAGGGAACCTTCGTCGGACGTTTCGATATCGACGGGCTGGTACTTGCTGGTACGCAAATATGTGAATGCCCATAAAATCAAGAAGACGATCGCGATCGCCTTGAGAGTATTTTTGTTTGTAGAGTTGAGTTTCATTTGTATTGAACATACATTTTTTTTATAAAGTGCGTTAAAGAAATTAGAATAGTTTCAATATAAAGATTAATGGACGGTGAGATCATACTCGATAGAACTAATACGAACGTTATGAAATTAGACGATAACGAACAGGCACTCATGAATGAGATTGAAATTGATATTCCGAGACCTCAGCCTGTGAAAAAGCAAATGCATAAACACATGCAAACACAGTTTACGCCGCCACAAACACAATCTTTCCAGGAAGATATCGATTCTTTCGCGAACCCGAATAAACAAAATCCACCGTCGGTTCCTCCACCAGAAGAGCCCGTCGATTATGGAGAATACGCAGATGAACAGGATCCGGGGTACGATTATGGACCTAGTGGTGGTGATATGGGCGGTGGTGGGTACATGGAAGATGAAAAACCATCACCAGGGTATAAAACTATAGACGAGGAGAAGGCCGATCTCGTAAACAAACTCGGTCGATTAGAAAAAAAAGGGTTTACGGTGAATAAACGTTTAAATGCATATTCACCTATAGACGAACTTAGAACTGAAGTTAAACGTATTACGTATAGCATAGACGTCGATAAATCGATAAAGTTTTCGAGACGTATGCTCGTCGCATGTACTACAGGCCTCGAGTTTTTGAATAAAAAGTATAACCCGTTCGAAATTCAACTCGATGGTTGGTCCGAGAACGTCATGGAAAACGTCGAAGATTACGATGAAGTTTTCGAGGAGTTATACGTAAAATATAGAACGAAAATGCACGTTGCTCCCGAAGTTAAGCTCATAATGATGCTTGGAGGATCGGCCATGATGTTCCATTTAACGAATAGCATGTTTAAATCGGTCATGCCAAATATGAACGATGTTATTAAACAGAACCCCGAACTTGTTCAAAACATGATGTCTGCAGTTCAGAATACGGTTCCTAAGTCACAACAACAGGCCGAAACCACGGATGCAAATGGAAGGCGTGAAATGCAAGGTCCTGGTCTAGACATTTCGAGTCTCATGGGTAATATAATGATGCCTCCACAACCACCCATGAGTACGACGAATATACCACCGATTACTAATACGACCATTGGTATTGATGATATAGAGGATGACGTTTCGGATATTGCAGAGGCCGATACAGAAGGGTCCAAGGAAAAAAATAA